CAGTAATTCTAACACCAGCATTTTCAGCAGACGATTCTCCAATAGCACCACTATCAATATCTAAAATAGTGTCTGGTGAGGTAACGCCTATACCAATTTTTTGGCTATTATCTATGACTATAGCAGTATTAGCACCATTAGTAGCAAGGTGCATTTCTTGTTGTGACCTTATAACTGTTACATAATCAAGACCACTTGTTGATGAAAGTAAAGCATTTCCATTACTGTCATCTACGCCAATAAACCCTCTTTCAGAACCATCAGCCCAAAAAGTAACCATAGATGAACCAGTTCCAGTTTGCTCTATCTTTATTCCATCAGTAGATGTTGAAGATTTAATATGCAACCTCTTGTCTGGGCTATTTTCATTTATGCCCATATCGCCATTATTATCAATATATAATGAATGTGCTGGTGCATTTTCTTCAATGACTACAATTTGTGTATCATCGGTATCGTTCATAATTTTAAAAGCATTAGCGTGTGTAACTAATTGAAAATTATCTTGCCCAGTATCAGATAAAACTAAAGATGGGTCTGAGCCGTGTATAGTTAGATTTGATGAATTAAATCCAGTAGCACTAGCTGGTGAGTCAGTTCCAATACCTACTCTTTGACTTGAGGTTATAGTCATAGCAACAGTAGCAGAGCCACCAGAAGGTGTAGTAGCAAACTTAATTACACCATCATCTTTATTAGTAGTATCTGCACCACTAAAGAATCCCATATAGCCAATAGTAGTTCCATTCCACTTACCAAGCATAGTACCTATACCAGCATCAGCACTTCCCCTATTTGCATCTAGTATAACTGCATTTGATGTGTCCCCAGCACTATGGATAGTTATACCTTCATCACCTGAATCTGCTTCGATGTGTAGGTTATTAGTAGCCGTGGCTGAACCTATAGAAACATTTCCATTGTTAAAGAAAAAAGAACCAGCACCTGTATAAAATTGTATTCCATTGGCGTTATTATAACTATTGAAATACCCCCATCCATTATCATCATAGCATCCAGTTAATATATAATTATCGCCAGAGCCGTGAAATTTTAATCTTTTAGTTGTTCCTTCACTTGATATGCGAGTACCACCAATAGCAACATCTTCATTTGTAGTATCTACAACAAATATGTCACCACCAGAACTATCTTTTCTAACAACAAATGCATTTTCATTGGTTACATCTATTGTTGATGTGCCTTCTATTACTTCTGATAGCGAAAGTCCGATTCCACCTGAAACAGTTAAATCTCCTGTGATTGTAACATCACCATCCATTGTTCCACCATTGCCAAGATTCTTGACATTGGTTTGCCCCATTGAACCGAACATATTAAATCTCCACCATTCTTACTGCACCAGTAGTTGTGCTAGTAGAGTTGTGATTAAAATATACAGTATTACCTAATCCTCTAGGCACTGTAATAAAAAACTGAGTATTCGCTGGTATTAGTAAATCATTACTAGCATTAACATTGCTTTCTGATGTAGTAAAATTGTAATATATTTCAACTGCTGAATAAACGCCAATGGTTGATGTGCTAGAATGTAATAATTTGTGTTTTGTGTTTGCAACATCTGCTGAACTGCCTGTGGTTACTGCTGTTGATACTGTCCAAGTACCGCCTGTTGTTGCATTAAGTGCTTCCTGTACGGAATGTGTATGTAGGTCTGCCATTTTCCTTCCTCTCTAAGCCTGACAATAGCGTGAACGAGACTGTGCTATGTCGTTATTTTTTCTTTAATTTTTTCTTAATTTTTTTAACTGCTTTTTTTGCAGTGCTAGGTGCTTTATATGGACTCCAATCAGACTCACCCATTACTCTTTCATAGCCTTTTTCTTTCAATGCTTCAAGTTTTTCAGGATGTTTTTTAAAAGTGTCTTCTTCAAGTCTTTCTACTTTACCTAAATTTGGTTTTTTCCAGTATTGCATAATATCTCCAAGTGTATGGGGGCAGGGCTAACCATACCCCCAATATCATTAGTCTACGTTGGTAAACTTAACACCTTTTTTGTTATCAGAATCGTCTATGATTTTGCAACCATATAGTAAGTCTGCAACAACTTTAGTACCAAGAGCATCGACAGAATATTCTGACTGTACTCTAACTTCCTGCTGTGAAGCAAAAACTGCCGCACTTTTGTGGAATATAGCACCCGGTATTGTAGAGCTTGTACCTGCTGTACTTACAGTATTTGACATATATACGTCAATTCCGTAAAGCGAACCAACCATTCCAGAACGAAGACCTCTGTTGCCTTCGCCAACTGCATCATTTCTGATGAAGTATTGAGCGATACCAGCAGAAGGGTTCAAAATATCTGCGAATAGAGTTGGATTAACAACCATTGCACACTCTCCATCCATATAAGGAACATCTGCCTCACCTAGAGTTGCTAGTGCTGATTCAAACACAGCCGCAGTCAAAGTATCGTCAGCAGAAAGAGCTTGAGAGCTATTTAAGCCATCTAACTCTGCCCAAATATCAGCATCTACCTGACGAGCAAGAGCCTCACCCATCATCCTGCTGTATTTTTCTACTAAATCAGCCTCGGATTGGATTAAAGCCACATCTTCAAATAATTTTGCGACATATTTGTGTTTATTGATTGCTAACTGGGTTGTTGTAGTTGCAGTTGCATCGTATGATACATCTGACCCAGCAGATTTGTCTGAAGCACTTATAAGGCTCATTTCAGGGATGTTAATTGCATCTCCATAGCCTTTTCCTGCTACTAAAGCGGAATAATCATCTACTAATCCACGAAAGACACTTTTTCTTTCAAAGAACTTATAGATACCATCTGCCCAAATTTCAGGAATAAAATGCTGGTCTGTGGTAGTCGTTACAGGGCTACCTTGATAATGCTTAGCCATTTATTTTACCTCTTTATGTATGACTCCAATATCGTATTCCAGTTCCTTCTGCGTTCTTCACTGTTCATATTAGTCCAGTCTGAAGTTTGTTGAGTTGGGACTGTTCCCTTTCTGTCAGGTGGATTTTGTTTTTCCACTTCTGTAAATTCCTCAACTATGCTAACCAGAACTTCTGTTTCGACATTGGCAAATTTTTCACGTTTCGATTCAGGAAGTTGAGCCAAAGCACCTTCTCGAAGTCGAGCATCCATCTGCTCCCATCTTTCCTTATAAGGTTTATAGGATTCAATTTCTTTGACAAGGTCTGCATTTAGCTCTTGCCACTTCTCTTCTTCACGAAGTTTTGCTCTTCTATCTTCTTCCTCTTTTGCTTTAAAAGACTCAAGGGAGTTACGAAGTTCATTTCTTTCTGAAATAACCTCATTTAACCTTGAAATTGGTACATTATTTTCGTCTTTTGTGACGACTTCCTGTTTTACATCTGGCTCGATGGTCGTTTCTTCGGACATTTTTACCTCTTCAGTGAGTTATTAAATATACAAGAATTGGTCTTGCATTAAAGTTATGCTATAATGTAAGTTAGTCAAGTAATCTAATGCAAGAAAAAAATTACGAATTTAAGAAAAAGTGGTTTGAATATTTAGGTTATCAACCGCATAATGGTCAGTTGCCCTTGCACTATCCTGAAAAAAAGGATGCCAGATTTCAAGTTGTTGTTTGTGGAAGAAGATTTGGCAAGACTTGGGCAAGTGCTATGGAAGCTACTTATGTGGCATCTCAGCCAAATAAACGTATTTGGGTTGTGGGTATGTCATACAAGAAGGCTCGATTGATATTTCGTGAAATTTGGCAACGAATGGTTATCGGTCATCCTGACGATGTAGATAAGGCATCAGAAAAGGATATGTACATTCGATTTAAGTGGGGTACCACTGTAGAGGGAATGTCAGCAGATAACCCTTCAAGTCTTGTGGGGGAGGGTCTTGACCTGCTTGTCATAGATGAGGTTGCCAAAATGAATAAAAAGATTTGGGATATGTATTTATCCCCAACTGTGGCAGGTAGAAAGGGTAAAGTTATTTTTATTACAACCCCAGAAGGAAGAAACTGGATATATGATTTGTTTAAATTAGGTGCAGAAGACCCACTATGGGAAAGTCACAGCTCTCCATCTTGGGTAAATCAATACGAGTTTCCTCTTGGATTAAACGACCCTGCCATTATAGAAAGAAAAAGAAATATGTCAAAAGAACTTTTTGGTCAAGAATTTGGAGCAGAGTTTTCTGTATTTGAAGGAAAAGTTTGGAATTTTAATAGAGAGTTAGATGTTGGAGACTTTGCTTACAATCCAGACCTTCCTACTTATTGCTCTATTGATTTTGGATATAGGATGCCAGCAGTTCTTTTTATGCAAACATACTGGGATGGAGATGTGGAGCATATACAAATATTTGACTCCATCCTACACAAAGAAAATATTAAGACAGAAGATTTAATCAAAATGATTAAAACAAAAGGATACCCTATTATGTCCTACTATGGCGACCCTGCTGGTTCTAATGTTCAAGGGCAGTCTGGTAGAGGAGATATGGAAATCTTTAGACGTAGTGGGATACGAATACTATCTACAAGAGACAGGATAAGTAGAAATATTGTGAATAGCGTTGCTTATACTAGAGGATTTTTTGAAAGTGCCGATGGCGTAAGAAGAGTTCACGTTGATAAAAAATGCACAGAGCTAATTGAAGATTTTGAAGAATACAGGTATCCAGAAACACAAGATGGTAAGCCAATCAAAGAAGAACCTTTAAAAGATGGATACCACGACCACGGCAATGATGCCTTTAGATACTTCATAATAAACAGATTTCCTATGAGAAACCAAGAAATGAAAAGGATTCAAAGATGATTCAAAAAATGTTAAAAGATAAATTACTAGAAACAAAGTTAATGATGTCACACGCTAGGCGTAATGAAATAAGAAAACATCTTGACTATTACTCTGGAGTTTCAACTGAACAATATATAAGTAATTACTTTAGTGGAGACGCTTTTCAGGAAATACCTCCAAGTGTTACTAACTTTACCAGAAAGTTTATTAATAAAATTAGTAGAATCTATAGTCTTGGTGCTAGTAGGAACGTAGGAAATGCTACAGAAAGATATATGCAACTTACTCCAACTAAAGATGTTCGTATGAAACATTCTGAAAGAATGACTCGTCTCGTTGGTACTATTGCTAATCGTGTTTACTGGATTAATGAAACATTTGACTATAGACCAATTTATTACTTTGAAGCATATTTTGATGAAAATCCTTTTGAACCTACAGCTATTGTGTATCCTTTGCTAAATAACACATCAGACTTGTCTAATACAGATAATCTTCAATGGGAATATTGGGATATGGAAAAATATGGCACTATGAATGAAGATGGTAAAATGGTGGAAGAGATAGAAAACCCATATGGTGTTCTTCCCTTTGTTTTTACTCATAGAGAAGACCAGTTAGATTCTTTCTTTGTTGAGGGTGCTAGTGATGTTGTTAATTGCAACGAACAGGTAAATATTGCCTTAACTGAAATGAACTTAGGAATGAGATTCAATATGTTTGGTCAGCCGTGGGTTACAGGTCTTAGAGCAGACCAGAGTATGCTCAGAGCAGGTTCTAATACTATTTTAGATATGGGAGAAGATGGAGCATACAACATAACAAGCCCAAGTGGCAATATACAAGAAGCAATAGACAATATTAAGTTTCAGATAGAACTTGTCGCATCTAATAACCATTTATGGATTCAATGGGCAGAATCTGGTGGAGAAGTGCCTAGTGGTATTTCATTAATGATTAAAGATATGGAAAGAAAAGAGGATTATTATGACGATATAGCTCTTTGGAGAATGTATGAACAAGACTTTTATAGTGTTGAGCGTGCTATTGCTGAGTACAATGGAGTCTCTTTACCTGAAGAGTTTGGCGTTGATTTCCAAGAAGTTGAATATCCTAAGACAGTTGCTGACCAAATAATGAAAGATAACTTTGATATTGAAAATAATCTTATTACAAGAGCAAAAATAATGGTAAGAGAAAATAAAGACCTTACTATTGAACAAGCACAGGCAATTATAGATGAAAATAAATCCATAAATGACCAAGAGTTAAATTCTAACCCTAATGTAGAAGAATGAAGCTAGATATATCTGTAAACTTTGATTTTGGCAAATTGTCGGGAAAACTTAACAACATAATTGATGATTACACCTCTGAATTTGCAAAAGACTCAGAAAAAGGCTCTAAAGCAGTAATAGATAGCGGAAAACTGCCAAAACTAGAAAATTCAACAAAAAGATGGAGAAAATCTAAAGGATACCCTACAAGTCCCCCATTAAAGGCAACTGGAAAGCTATATAATAGTATAAAAGCAGAAAAAAACGCTTTAAAAGTCATACAATATGGTAAATGGCACAATGATGGTGAAGTACCAACTACTGTAGCAAGAGAATTTATCACAACAACGCCTGAAAACAAGCAAAGAATAGATAAAAAGTTTATGGAAAATGTAAATAAAGCATTGCGTTCAAAGGTAAAGGTTGCATCATTAGGGTAGGTAGAATTAGATTATGGTAAATAGAAGGTGGAATGATGGAAGATTATTTACTAAAAATACTACTCGAATGCTTAACGGAGCAAGAACACTCTATAAAAAGACTTGATAAAAGACTAAAAAACCTAGAAGAGGTAGTTTTGATGAATAATAGGTTATTAGGGTTCTTATCAGAGTCATTTTTCCCAATAAACAGAATACAACACGATTCTGAATCAGAACTTAACGAAGATTTGCTCTCAGAGCTTCTAAAACACTCAGCAGAGCTAGAAAAATGGGGTAAATCCTAAATTGTATGAAAAAATTTACACTTTTGACTTGTTTATGTCTAAAATGTAAGTGGACTTGGGAAGTTTTATCTGTTAAAGCTGATAGAGAGCAAAATTGCCCAGAATGCAAGTCATTTGACGTATTTACACATCGGAAGAAGAAACATTAAGTGCTTTTTCTCGTTTTACTATTTTTTCCTGCCAAGCCTTTCTTTGTAATGGGGTTTGTCTTCCCTTTTTTGGTGGTAAAACACCTACTTTCTCAGCACGCTCTCTCCAACGCCTAGCCTCTCTTCGTTTTTTATTTTTTTTATCTAAACTTCGTTGTTTTTGATTTAGCTCTGTCTTTGTAATAGGCTTTTCAGGCACTTCTGGTCGCTGTGGAAATACCTCATAATCGGCATCCATTACCTCAACTTCTTTCATATCTGACTTATCCGAGTTAAGAAACTTCTCAAATGGGCTTTTGTGGTTGGCGACCTCTACACGCTTGATAAGCTTACCAGAATGTTCTAAAACCAGCCTACCAGCCTGTACATTCCCAGCTTCAGCCTCTCGAATCATACTATTCAGTATCTTAGGCAGTTTCGCTCCAAATGTAACCATATACTTCTGATAAAAGACCTCTACAAACTCTGGGTCTTTCATCCA